GCCCTGGGACAAAGCGACTAACCATCGCCCTAACTATCAAGGGATATAGGACCCTATACGAGGTCGCTTAAGATACTGTGGTGGTATCGAGACCTACTGAGCGTAATAGGCAAGGTATAGGGGAGCACGATTGCTGCTCTTAAACAGGTGATAGTGGCGATAACTTATTGCGTCAGGGAGCATGGAAACATGAACGCAAGCAACCAGAAATGGTCAAGTCCGTGTACGGTAATGGCTTCTCCCGAATGAGACACCCGCCAAGCCTCTTAACAATGCTCAAATCGGCGCTGAAAAGTTGATCCTCCCACTAAAGGGAAACGATGGCGAAGTAGGGTAAATGCTGTATAGTTTGGTCAACTGTATAGAGTGGTCACTTAGACTGAGTTTGTAAGTCCTGTGTGTACAGCAGGCAGATAATGAGGATAAATGTTTCGGCAGACTCCCTCAATTTATTTTAGTAAGGAAACTCAATGACCAAACTAAGAAAAAGACAACCTCCAGAAAACCCAGTCGTTTACATAGTAACTCACAGAGAACAGATTGTAAACGTCTACCGCGATTATGTTGATGCTGTAGATAGGGCTGTATCTGAGGTTGAAGGACCATACGAAGAAACTCATATAGACGTTCTTGACTATATGATATACGTAACAGGAGCGCGAGGAGAAATCGCCATAGTAGTAGAGGAATTGCTATAATGTTTAATCCATATATCGTTTTTTATAACACAACCCTTGTACCGAAAAGATTCCACGCATACTCCTATGGACCTATTATCTTTATTGCTCCTATGCATAAGAATAATTACCCTTTAGAAGTACACGAAGCTACACACTCACATCAGTTCTGGAGAACGTTCGGCTTACACGGTATATTCTATATGATTTCAAAAGAATATAGATTTAAGGCTGAAGTGGAAGCTTACGGAAATCAAATCATTCAACGTATGAAAGAAGGTTTAGACCCAGACTATCAAAAGTATGCTAAGTTCTTAGCTGTCAGTTATAACGTAGGCAAGTCTATATCTGATTGCCAATCTGCTCTATACGGATACGTTCAAACTAATATCGGTAAATAATATGGATTCTAAAATAATAGAATTGTTGACTATACTCCAAGAAGAGTGCGCTGAAGTTACCGTTGAGGCTTCAAAAATAAAGCGTTTCGGTATGCAACCTGACAACTTAGATAGACTAAAGAAAGAGTTGGGTGACTTGTATTGTATGATCGAATTATGTGAACAATACGAGTTAACAACTAAAGAAGAACTGAAAACTCAATCCCTATCCAAACGAGATAAACTTAAAATTTATTCAAATATTTTGTAAAAAAAGTGTTTACTTTTGTATTCGCTTGTTATATAATTCCTTTGTAAATTGAGTTGAGGATTATATTATGTTTAAAGTTTATCTTGTAAATTTTGGTTATCACCTCCAAGACGTATTCGCTACTCGCGAAGAAGCAATTGCTGCTGGTCGTAGAAGCGGATTTATGTTTACTGTTGAGGGGGAGTAACCATGATTGTTTCTCATGATGTAATTAATCGCAAAGGTCAACGTGTTCAAGGTTTGTACTTTGGGATGCCCTTTGTCGGACGAGTGGAAGAGAGTCGCTTTGCTGGCTCTGTTATGAAACACTCTATCGTACTAGAAAATATAGAGAGCTCTGACCGCATTCCCAAAGAAGCAGGCGAAACTATTATCGTTGCTGAGAATCCTGTTGAACCTTTCTTAATTGAGGTGTGTTAATTATGACTCTTGAAGAAATGAACAGGTTAAACTCCCACTACACTAAGAACTTAAACGAGTGCCTAGAGAAATGCGTTACAGCAGCTAGACAGAGCGATAGAGAGTTCTTTAGAGATCACATCATAACCTTCTATAATCTACAGCAAGAAATGCGTAAAAATATTGAAAATTATTTTTAAAAAAGTGTTGACTTTTGTTTTGATAACAGTTATACTTCCTGTGTAAATTGAGTTGAGGAATATATTATGGCGTTTGTATCTAAAGATGATAAAGCTCGTTTGGCTCCTGGAATCAAAGCGGTTCTTAAGAAGTATAACATGAAGGGAACTATTGCGGTTCGCCACCATAGCACTTTGGTAGTGAATATCAAGTCTGGTGAGTTAGACGTTCTTGGTGCTTGGAAGACTGCTGCTTTGAACAGTAATAAAATTGACATGTACAACAAATATGATGTTGAACGTTTGAACTACGTCCTAGCTGAAAATCATATGACTGTAAACACTTACTGGATTGATGATGATTTCGCTGATAAGAAAGTTGTTAACTTCTTAAACGAATTGAAAGAAGCTATGGAAGGTGACCAGTTCTTTAATGAAGATGATCCTATGACTGATTATTTCCACCGTTCACACTATACCGATATTAACATCGGTTCTTGGACTAAGCCATATGAGTGTACTAGTGAAACAAAAACCTTTGCTCCTGTAGAATGTTTAGAGGTAGCTGCATGAAGTCTAAAGAATTAAAAATCCCTGCGCCACGAAACTTCGTGGCCAAATACGCTCGCCGAGTTAATCGCGCAGCAGTACATATCGATAAGAAAAAAGAAGCCAAAAAAACTGGCAAATATTTTGAATAAAAAGCTTTACTTTTATTTTAATATGGAGTATAATTAGTGAACATTAGTAAAGAAGAACGTTATGCAATGATTCGTCGCGCTGCCATAAAAATACAAAAGCGCAACAAAATTCGCAAGTCATATGATCGTTTAGCTATCGACGTCAGTCGCCTTCAGCAAGATGACCATATGAGCGAAATAACTTATTCAGATACTGATCGCTATGTAGCGAGTCATTTTTCTGAAACGTACCAAGCCACAACTTTAGAGGATTAATCACATGGCTGAACAAATGGAAAACTTAATCGACTTGGGTAAATATCCCCAAAACGATGTAGAACTAATTTCTCGCGAATTTAACCGAGTGCTGTATCTACAAACCCTTGAAGACTACGCTAAAGAAATGCAGAAAGAATCTCCGGATAAAAATCTGCAGAGTAATATGGAAGAGGTCTTAAAGGCACTTGAAGTGGTAATCGTATTACTTGACGGAAATGAAGATTTCTTAGAATTTATTCATAAAGATTCTACAGATCAAGTAAACGATGACGAATTTGATCGTTTCTAATAGAGAGGATATATTATGAGTAGCTATACATTTAATGATTTAGTTTCGCAACTTCGCGAAAATGTTATGAAGGTTACATTCACCAAAGTTAATGGTGAAGTTCGTGAAATGCCTTGCACTCTAGTTTCGGAATATCTTCCTTCAACAGATGCAAATAAAACTAACGTTGAAGACTTTTCTGTAAATGAAAGTGTTATTCGAGCGTATGCTATCGATAAGCAAGCTTGGCGCTCTTTCAGAGTAGAAAATGTAACTGCGATTGAGGTTGTAGATGTCTAATATTGAGGAAGTTCCTTTTATGTCTAAAAAGGAGTTTTCTCGAATGGTTGAAAGTTTTGTCTTTGCCAACCGACTATCATATATGGATACGATTGTCCATTTATGTGAAAAAAATAATATGGAAATAGAGGATGTTAAAAAGTTTTTAACTCCTTCTATAATTGACCAGTTGGAAGCTGAAGCGAGAAATTTAAACTTTCTGCCCAAGCTAAACACCTTGGACGTATAAATAGTAATGCCCTTTGAAGGCAGTTTATACAAAAATATACTTTAGTACATACAATTAATATTTAAGGAATACGATATGTCTTTTGCTAATCTAAAATCCAAATCAATGGATATCTCTAAACTCGTGAATGCTGCGCAAGAAGCTTCCGGAGTTCAACAAAATACCAACAAATACCAAGATAGCCGTAAATGGAAACCTACAGTAGATGATGCTGGTAATGGTTATGCCGTTATCCGTTTCTTGCCCGCAGGCGAAGGTCAAGACCTTCCATGGGTTCGTTACTGGGATCACGCATTTAAAGGTCCAACTGGTCAATGGTACATCGAACGTTCTTTGACTACTCTCGGTCAAGCTGACCCTGTTGGTGAAATGAACTCTCGTTTGTGGAACTCAGGTATTGAGGAAGATAAAGAAACCGCTCGCAAACAAAAGCGTCGACTACACTATGTTACAAATATCATGGTAATCAACGACCCTGCTAATCCTGCTAACAACGGCAAGGTTATGTTGTATGAGTTTGGTAAAAAAATCTTTGATAAAATCATGGATATGATGCAGCCAGAGTTTCCTGGAGAAACCCCAATCAACCCATTCGATTTCTGGAGTGGTGCTGACTTTGAATTGAAGATTCGTAACGTTGCTGGATACCGCAACTACGATAAGTCTGATTTCAAATCACCTTCTGCTTTATTCGATGGTGATGAAACTAAACTCGAAGCCACATACAACAGTATGTATGATTTGAACGAGTTTATTACTCCTAACTTCCCTGGAGCTCATGATCCAAAATACTTCAAGACTTATGATGAGTTGAAAGCTCGTCTAGAAACAGTACTCGGTTTGGCGACTGGAGTTGGTTCTACCTTAAAGAATGAAGCGTTGTCCTCTAGCGCGGAAGCTGCTCCTATGAAGGAAGCTGGTGAACCTACTATTGTTGCTGCCGCTGCTCCTGTAACAGCTGCCGCTGCTGAAGATGAAGATGATACTTTATCATATTTCGCTAAGATGGCTGCAGAGGACTAATCACCCTTGTCCTGTGTATTGGGAGCCAATCGGCTCCCTTTTTTTTACCTTGTACCTTGATCGAAGGAATCGGTGGGAGAAGATGGGCTGCTAATACTTATCGGTGAAGTACTGTTAGAAACATTAGTTGTAGAAGTTGGAGCAGATACAACAATTGGAGCAGGACGGTTTTTGTTTTCTTCCATCTCTCTGGTTTGTTCTCCTAATTGAACTCCTTTTTGCGGGACAGGTGTCATCGCCAATCGGCTAATACCTTGAGCTTTGTTTCCTATTTCAGCAATAGGAGTGTTTTGTAGACCAACACCAAAGTCCATTTCTGAATATCCATCTCCAATTTTTGATCCTATTGTACCACCTTTATACATGATATTCATTAAAGGTATTGCCCAAGCAATAGTCTTAGCAAATTCTTCTAGCTGATCTCTAGTATCATCGAAGTCAACGTTGTTAAGTCTATCGAAACCATCAGCTAGTTTTAATACAGAGTCTCCTATAGAATCTATGTTGCTTAGTTTACCAACGTCTACAGATTCTAGTTTTCTTAGGCTCTTAGAGATTTTGTCGAATATATCGTCATCACCTTCATCTTTAAACAGACCTTTAATCGAGCCTGCTATAGAAGCCAGACCGTTGGCGCCCAATAGTTTTAATAATGCTGTGGGTAAACCGTCCAAGCCAGAAACGAACGAGGCGATCTTTTCTCCTGAGATAGAAACTAGTTTCTCAATACCTTCGGCTGAGTTGATCATCAGCTTCTTCATATTAGAGCCGTCACCTAGTTTACCGACCAGCCAGTCACCTGCAGCTAACGCTCCAAAGAAACCAGAGATACCTAAACCGATAGCAGGTAATCCTACAACAGAACCTACTGCGACTGCCTGCCCGATCCCTGGAAGAGAACTAATGCCTATTAATGCTGCCATGGCGGCGATGACCTTTCCGTCCATCACACCTAGCATTTCTGTGAAGTTTTTAGCTAATGGAACTAAGTTTGAACCATCACCTAGATTTGCTGCGTCAACAAGCGTGTCGCCTGCCGATAACCCAACGAAGAATCCACCGATACCTAAACCGAGGAATGACAAGTTCTTAGCCTGCTTGAAGCCGCCAACGCCTAACGCACTAGCTCCTATTAGCGCACCCATGACAGCAATAGATTTGGCGTCTAGGTAACTTATTGATTCTCCTATGTTTTTAACAACACCTTTGAGTTTACTTCCATCACCCAAATCAAACTTATCAATAAGTGTATCGCCAGCAGCAAGACCAGCAATAAATCCACCGATGCCTAGACCCATAGCAGCTAGACCAGTGGCCATGCCGATACCTTTAGCACCTATAGCAAGACCACCCATCATCTTGCCTAGACCAGCACCAACATTATCTTTAATAGCTGAAGATCCGCCAGAACCTCCTGTTCCATTACCAATCTTACTTTCTATAGATTTGAGTACATTTAAGATAGCGGTATTCTGCGCATCAGAGTCTCTTTTGTCTTCAGCTTTGTCTCCGGAGTTTTCGTTTTCAGATTGCTTACGACTTTCTTCAAGGCGAACTAAATGTGTGGCAATATTATCGACTGTAACGAAAGTATTTACAACCCCGTCGTCAATGTTATCAAGCTTGACGTTTCCGTCCTGTATCTTTGCTACTATATCGGCTAATGATGCCATTTTGTTCTACCTATTTTGTTGTTTTGCTCGTTCGTTCTTTTCCTTTATATCGTCAATTAACATACTCAAGTAAATCTCTCTCTCCCATGGTATCATCATTTCGACTTCCTCTAGCGAGTAATGAAAATTATTAAGCAGTTGAAAGTTTACCTGATAATAATTCACTAGGTTGTCATGAGAGAGATTAATTAAAAAAAATCGTCCATCCCCTGTAACGTTCTTTTATTTTCAGTACCACATTCACTACAAACAAACTCTAAATCTTTATACACATAAGGAACGTTCCCTATGTAATTCGCTAACTTCTCATATTGAGCTGCTGTCATCGACTCTATAAAGTGTACAATATCTTCACGCGTTTCATCTTGAATCGAAATAAGTTCTTCTTCAGTATGAACCGATTCCATACATAACAGTATTAATTCAAACACTAGCTGCGACTGAGTGGTCGACTTGGCTAATGATTCGCTGCCTAAAAACTCTTCATAAGTAGGCGGTCGCATTTTTACTGTTATAGTATCGCTAATTGCCACCATATTACTAAGGTCTAAATTGGCGATTTGTAATTTGTCTAATTCGACTACAACTTTATTCTTGTGTTCACAATTATCGCATTGGAATACCAACTCGGTTTGTTCACCGACTGACTTAGCTCTAATTGTTGTGAAAAGATAGTCCACATCATAAGTTGTTAATGGTGAAGTAATCTTTTCTTCTACACAAGCTTCTATAGTCTTTACGATAGCTCGAAGTAGATCTTTTCTATCTTGTGTTTCTAACGCTATTAATAAATTCTTTTGCTCTTTAACCAAAAACGGTCGAAAGTAAACTTTCTTGCCAGTTGATGGAATTGTCACTTCATAACTCGGGTTCGAGTTTAATTTTGGTAATGCCATTATATGTCCTATAGTTTAAATAATACCGCCCAAATCTAGCTTCAGACCACGGTTCAAGGTTGATAACAAATCTTTCTTCACTTCCCAGTTAGTATAAGAAAACTGAACAGTCATCTCTACTAATCCGTCTGGATCATTAGTCATTTCAATTGCTGTCATACTAGTAGGAAATGCGTCAATTAAATCTACAGAGTATATAGAGTTAGCATAAAAATCTATATTAACGTTAATTAATCCACCAAGGGCACTAAACCCTGCGCTGTATTCTTGACCTAGCACGCCAGACCCATCAGGTTTACGAAGCTGGTGGATTGTAATTCTTTTTGCGTAGTCTTTCTTGTACCCAACTACACCTTTCTTTTGTTTTACAATCAAGTCTTTCCAAGCGTCAAAATAAAGCTTGGTATGATAATCGTTCAAAACGTAGAACGTCATACTTACATCTTCATCTATAAAGCCATCCGCTACCTTTTCTGTGAACAGCCCTATTTGACGATCTTTTGTTGTAATCTGTCTTCCTGGAAGAGTTACCGACTTACACAGAATATTTAAAGAACGAGACTCGTATCCTTTGATAGTGGGTAGTTGTACAGCAAATTGGTTAGACAATGCTATGCCATTAGTCTTGTTTATTTGACTTTTTAATTGTTCTATACTAGCCATTGATCATCTTCTTCGAGTCAGAGTAAACTTTAAAGTTGTTAGCCTTACGGAACTGAGCAGTCGGTAGAAAGGTTGCGATCTCCCACTCAGGGGCAGGTACTAACGCAAACTTACTTGTAACGTGATCATTCAAGTAGTGCTTAACACAAGGTTTAAAATATTTTAATTTT